AAGATTTAGCTATCGCCTCTGTAAGAGGCTGACCCACGTTTGCCCAACAACAATTTAAATAACTCTGTACTCGTACTGGCTTATCGCCTGCAAACACCATACCTTCAAGGCTATGGTCAACTGGCACAACATCACTTGGATAACCGTAAAACTTAATCTGCTGCTCTTGATCTGACTTAACTTCAATAAACTCAACCGCCTCTGCTTTGACCTGTTTGATGATTTCCATCGTTTCGGGGTAAGCCTTGCCAGTATTTGCCCAAAATACAATGGGATTCTTTTCACGGTACAAATACCAACACGCTAAAGAATCCTTCCCGCCTGAAAACGCTAATCCAAGCATTAGAAATACATCGCCGCCATGCCGCCCAAAGACGCAATTCCTTGAATACCTGCATTAGCGCCTGACTGTGCAATACCGTACCGTGACATATCAGCTTGCCCTTGCGCTTGCACACCCGCAAAAGTTGGTGATGGTGCAACGCTCATGCCTTGATACCCTTGGAATTGAGGTAATTGAATTTGTGACCCCCCCATTAACCCAATAACTTCGTTAATTGGCTGTTGTCGTAATGCCAAATCTTGAGCCAATTGCTGTTGCTGTGCGGTATTTTGGAACTGGGCTTTTGCTAGTGCTTGGTTGTACTGTTGACCTTGTGCTGTAATGCCTTGACCAAAGTTTTGACCAACAGCAGCATTTGCCAATTGATCCGCAGTAATACCTTGACCAAAGTTTTGTCCAACTGCCGTGTTGTATAAGCCGGCCTGCGACAATTGCTCATTCAAACCTTGTTGCCGAGCTGCCATGTCGATATTGATGCCTTGTAGCGCAGCTTGGCTATACAAGTCGTTAATACCCATTTGACGGTTTCTATACGCCGCATCGTAGGCAGCTGTGCCTGGCGCTAAACCTTGGTTTGCTAATGCTTGCTTAAAAGATACGTCACCGGCTTGAATAGTGGGGTCAAGTCTTGCCAAAATAGCTTGTTGAGCATTAATGCCTGCATTGGTAGGCATTTGGGTCAAACCGCTTGTATCAATCTGTCGTTGTGCTAAACCGTAAGTGTCAGCAGCGGTTTTTGCTTGCGCTAAACCATATTGATCGGCTAATGGCGCTGGTTGATACCCAGTAAAATCTTTTTTAATCTCAGTCGATGTTGGTGTAAAAGGTTGCGAAAGCGTAGCGTAAGCATTTGAAATGCCTCTTTCACCAAGGTTTGCTAGTGCAGTTTGTACCCGTTGCTGTGCATCTAGGGTAAGTTGAGCTTGTGGGGTTAGTGTTTGTGTAACTGTTGGTTGACCGCCTCCAGTTGAGTATTGCTCACGGGTAGGCGCTGCGCCTCGTTTTGCATTGTCGGCATCAAAACTTGCTTGGTCAAAATATGTTTGCCCAGTTTGTTCGTCTGGTCTGTAATATCTATTACGATCTACGTTGCCAGCGTTGTATTTTGCCAACGCTGCATCATACGAGGCTTGGTCAAATGTTGGGCTTGAGTAAGAAACAGTTTGAGTCCCAAATGGCGTATACATATTGGGGTTTGACATAATATTTGACTGCTTAGCCGCTGTCAGGTTATCAATACCCTGCTGCTTGGCTGCGCCAATATAATCTGGTGCTGGTGGTGCTGCGCTTGACTTACCCATTTTCTACCCCTAGAAACCGGCACTTTTCCCGTGCCAATGTCAAAAATATAATATCGCCATCCGGTGCTGCATCTTTTACCCTTGCTTCTTCAACAAAACCCATCTTGGTAACTAATTTTAGGCTCTTTGCATGGGTACTGCTCACCGGCACAATAATCTTTTTTACCTTACAAAACTCAAAAGGGTAGCTAAATATTGCTCTCAAATACCCTTTTGTAATGCGTCCTTCAATTGCTATATGACACACAATTGAGGCTTTATTCCAATTCTCGTAAATCACGCCTGCAATAATCTGACCGTCACGCTCTAAGCCAATTGCTTGCGACCCGTCTGCAAAATACTTACCCTGCACTCGCTCTGCTACCCAATGACCTATTTCAACGCCTTGGGTTATACGCCACCCCAACCCTGTTGGTAAACAATGTCCGTCGATGCCCATAGAATTGTCGTTCCTTGAGAGGCAGATTTAAACTGTGTTGCAGCGCAATAACCAATCCCCGTCACGCCTTGCCAGTTGTTTGTAATTACCGTGTCCGTAGCCCAATAGCCAACATCCCACAACGCAACGTCCCATTTAGCCGATACTTGTGGGCTAAAACTTAGCGCCGCAGTTGTGTCTGCCAAGTCAAAATCCATGTTTAAACCAATGAATATTGACGGTGTGCCGTTAGTAAAAATTGACGGTCTGGCTCTGGTGAAATACTTTTTGTACCCACGGGCATCAAAGTAATTAAACGCTTGCAACGCATAGCCGTTTATGTCGCTCGTGTCGTCAGCGTAATTGTCATCCCAAGCATGGGCAACAAAGCCATTGCCACCCCAATACGGCTCGTTGTCAAAGATTGCCCAACAATTAGCGTACTGGCCTGTAAAGTTGCACCAGGCTTTAGTGATGTTATTCATCACATATTGCTGTTGTTGACCTTCCGCAACTGGCACATTAACGGTCAACGCATTGTGTTGCGGGTCAAAAATAATGTCCCACCCAAAATTACCGCCATATTGTTGCGTTGCGGCAGTAAATGCACCTTGTATCTTGTCCGATAGCGCAACACGGGGATCAAGTCTGGATGATTGCAGGCTTGCGGCAAGAGGATATAGACCGTTGTACGTCAGCATCAGCATATCGCCGCCGTACTTTAGTAGGCATCGCTTGCCAACGGGCTTACCAACCCTCCAAACGCCTATTAGCGCCCACTTTGTAGAATCTGAGGGATCAGTACCCGCCCAAACAATAATCTCGCCATTGGACGTTATAAAAACTAAGTTATCGTCTACTCCGTAGCCTGCATCAATTGTCCACGTTCCCACGGCAACCAAGAACCCACCAAGTTGGGCAACCGAACTCATGTCAATTGCGTTAGCTGCGCCTGCAATGCTCAATGTCGGTAAATAGTACGCTTTGAGAGAATTGTTTTGCGTAAACCACACTTGGTTTTTAAATATGGCAATGTTGCTTAAACTACTTGCCCCAACACCAGTAATAGTTGGATTTGTCCATACTGACCCGTCATACAGTAACGGTGCATCTACGCCATTAACCAAATACAAGTAGCCGCCGGCTGGCGTTGTGACATTGGTGTATTCCCATCTTGCATTACTTAAACCCGTCTTTACCGCTGCGCCAACCGCACCGCCGGCAGTACAGTCATAAATCGACGTTCCTGCAATTGCAAACAATTCGTCAGTTGCACCGCTTGAATAACCCATCAAAGTTTCAACTTGACCCGTGATTCCGGTGGAGTATTTAGTGTATCCACCACGCAACACCACATTGTTGACTGTTGGGAACAAATTGGTTAATTGAACGGCATCGAGCGTATCCATGTTTGCAATGGAATCTCGCACGTTCCAACCACCGATAGGCGCTGGTAATGATTGAACCCGTGCCGCCGTACCTTGAACAAGTCGGCTTGCCATTAGTTTGTCCCGTAGCCAGTATCAGGAATGTTGTCGTAGCCGATCAAGACTGTGCCTGGGCGTGGTGCAAACGACAAGTTAGCCGCTGACGTATCCTGCGCCCGAACAATCTCAAATTCCTCGATATAGTTGCGATACATCGCTGTGGTATCAAAGCCTTTAGCCTCAAAATACTTGAGCTTGGTAGCCAATACCATTAATCGATCTGGGTAAATGCAAGTATCTGTGTCGGCAGTAAATGAATTTTTGACAACATCAGTTGACGATAATGCCCAACCTTTTGACCGATATTCGTAGCCTAACAACTCGTTAGTCGAAACGCCAGGCCAAATCTGAAAGTATTTACCCAACAAACGCCAACGAATCCGTGGGCCGGTAGCAATGAAACCTGAGAGTAACCATTCCCATTGTTGTGGGCTTTCAGGCCCAAGCATTTCCCAATGTTTAGATTTGTCCCAATGGGTGCGTGGTACGGTTGATTCGTAATCTGTGGGTAGATCGTACTTGACCTTTTCAAAAGTGATTGAAGTGCCTACATACGTTCCTGTAGCGGGTAAGTTGATCGTTACTTGCGTAGCCGAGTCAACCGATTCAATATAAGCCGCATTTGAGATGCCATTGCCCACAACCTGATATGTTGTATCAAGTCCAGCTGTCGATGGGATGTTGGTAATTGTGTATGTGTTTTCAAGCACATCACCAGTCGTTACGCTAAAGGTTGTGGTGAATGTGTGTTGTTTGGTTAATTCTCGCCAGTCATGCTTTCGCAAGAACTCATAGCCGGCAGCGTTCATCAACGCCAAGATTTGAATTACATCTTGGTTCGTATTCGATGCCACAGTAGTTGGCGTTGATACACCCAATTCATTGGTAACTTGGGTGACTAGCTGTAGCATCGTTGATGACATTTATTCCTCTTTTTTTGGCCTCCCAACCTTCTTTTCCGACAACTGAGCCATCAAAGCCGCCATTTGCTCTTTGACTTGAGCAAGTTCCTGCTTGGTGTGTTCAATCTCAGTTTGACTAGAAGATTGGTTTTTAACTTGCAAATAACGCCTTGCCAACTCTCGCAAGCCCATCGCACCCATGCCAATACGCTGCAATTGGTTATCGGTAGCGGTAGCAACTTGCTCAACGGTCTGGAACTTAAAGATTTGCAATTCTGCCATTTGCATATCGTTAAAGTTCTCAGGATCGTCTTTTACCCATTGTTCCAACGGTACGCCAATAACTTCAGCGTTGTTGTTTTGCATCTGAAAGTGCAACCATTGGCGTGGAAAACGTCTTTTGTGATCTTCCCGAACGGGTTGGTCAACAATGTTCGTTTTATCGCCTGGTACTGTAATTCTAACAAACGGCTTTTCTTTATACGGTTCTTTGTCGTAAACGTAAAATTCAACGTGCAAATGGTTGTCTGCGCTGTGAATATCGCTGTCTAAAGCCAATTTAAGCCCCTGTTAATGTTACCCATGTAGTTGCGGAAGTTGCTTTTACCAACATTGTTTTAGCCGTTGCAAGCGAAACACTTGCAGCAGCTGCGTTCATTGTAGTACTTGTATTGAAAGGATAGACGGTAATTGTCTGACCCGAATCATTACGAATGATCATTTCAGCGCCAGTTTCGCAAGGTGGCAACTTAACGCCAGTCGATGCTGCTGAAGTCGTGATCGTGTTGTTTGACACGTTTAGCTGCAAAGCATCTGCTGCGGTTGTGCCAGTAGCAACTAGGCCGACAGCGCCTTCGCCACAGATTACTTGAGCCGATAACGATGAATTGCCTGCGCCCATAATTCTTGATGGAAATGCCATGATAATCCTTAAAGTTTAGTTACTCATCGCTTTTGCCATTTCGTGCAAAAGTCCATCGCCACATACTTCAATCGTAACATCACCAAAGCCTGCTACGACATTCTGAAAATCTGTTACCTGTTGTGCCATCCACGGCGCACACTTGTACGTCACATCGTTAATCATAGCGTCAATTACACGTTCTGCGTCATTACTTTCTTGTTTGTAAGCATGATGTTCGCCATTTCGGTAGCTTGAATCCATGCCAAACATAAAGATGCGCTGAAACCCCTGCAACTTAGCCAATATCAACGACAAGATGCCAACAGTTGTAAACCCGCCCATCAGATGAACTGGTCGAGCTTTTTCATGCTCAAGCAACTCATAAACGCCAGGCGTATTGGCGTGAACTAACACCACTTTGTAACCTTCCAACGCATCAAATACTGCATCGTCGCATTGGCTAGTGATGTAAAACGTAGTTGATTGTTGTGGATTCTGAACAAATCTCACGTTCTCTGGTCGAGCGTCAAGCATTACCATTACGTCAGGGATGATGCCTTGGCTTTGCAAATGATCGTAAGAACCGTTCATTGCCCATACTTTTGCGCCGTTTTGATGACGGGCTTTCAACTGGTCAATCGTGTCAACCAGACTTGGCCCACCACCAACAAGACAGACGCTGCCTTGGGATGACTCGTCAAAATCAAACCAAGGCAGCGACCTTTTTACGGATCGCTGCACATTGCCCAACAAAACGTCAGGCTCTGTGTTCCCTACAACATCAAGTACAGCTTCAATCATTTAGGTGATCTGTGACTGGAGATGTGGACGGTTAATTGTCACGGTAATGGTTGAAGTCGTAGAAGTGACGGTGGTCAAGTTTGCTGAACGAGCAGCAACAACTTGCAAACCGGCAGATGCCAAGACTTTCACACGACCGGCTGTAGCCGACAAGAACAGAGTGACGTTAGGTGCAACGGTCACAGCAGTTTTCTTGATGACTGCATTACCAGCGATTTGATACCAACCGTACAGACCCGCAGTAGTAGCCGCCATAGCGACTGCAACTGGCACGTCTTGAACGGCGGTGTTGACAACTAAAGTCGTTTGGTAAGTTGTAGCGTTGTAGCGCACAACAGAACCAACAACAGTCGATGCCACGCCTAACAACAGGATGAACTCACCCTCGCCGTAGACTGGATCAAATGCACGAACGATGTTGCCCAACATTGCTGGTGGCGTAGGAATAGTCGTGCCGCCTGCGGTTGTAACACCAGAGTCAGTTTGGTCGATATTTAAAACCCCGACACGAGGTTCGTCAAATGTATATGC